CGAGCGCATCCTTAACTCTAGTCCGTTCTTCTCTACGCACTCTAATCTTTTCAATAGCCGGTAACTCCCTGAATCTTTCAAGAAGTGTTTCGTGAGATATAATATCTCTATCTGCCAACTGGACTAGCAATTGTTTTTGTGCTGCTTCGTCTGACAGTATAATTGAGTCGAAGTGAATCTCTGCGGGGAATCTAAAGCCCATAGCTTTCTGGACAAGCTTAATCTCGTGCTGCCAAAACCCTTTTAGTATCTCTCGACCATATTCGAGTCTTTCTACTAAGGTTTTCAGGCTGACAAAGTTGTTAGTATATCCACCACCCGTAGCCGCACCAGTTAGGGTTGGAGGAATCCCAAGACCCGCATATACGCTTGTCAATACTGGCTGGTATTTTTCTGAACCTAAAAATTTATATACCTGTGTGCTGCTTTCTTTAAAGTCAATCTCAGGGCCCCACACTAAATCCATAGTTCCTCCACCGACATTGCTAGCAAGGATATCTCTGAGTTTATTGATAGCCGCTTTGGTCGGTATAATCTTATGGTCTAAGTCACCAATTCTCCACAATCTAACGTTAGATATAGCGCCATCAAGAGCTGCTAGGTCTGCGAGCTTCATTTTTTCTAGCATAATAATGTCATCGAGGATTGCGTAAATCATTGGATTTGCCCAAAGGTTCCAGTCATCTTTTTTGTAATGGAACATCCTCACTTTGTCTTTATCTAGGGGAATTTCTCTTTCGCCCTGTGCAAATCTTTTCATCATCGCGGCAGGTAGGTTCGGTCGTTTTCCACCGCCAGACATCACCAAAGAATTCATTGTTGTCTTTGACACCTTTAGTACATATTCGAGGTCTCCTGTAAACATCGACGCATCAATATTTTTAACATCGACAGCCAAAGGGTTAAGAAAATCATATTTCCAAGGAATCTCTCTCTTGGTAACGTCTATATTTTCAATCTTCATATCTGCGGCAGCGGTACTTCTCTTGAGTTCGGATTCTTTTTTCTTGCTTATTCTAGCAGTGTTTCTCTTTACCGTAACGTTTCCACATCTGTAAAGATAATTTAAGAATCTCTCTGACCTATCTAAGCCACCAATTTGCTCGAACCATTTTCTATAGAATCTTTCAATTGTCTTGTTTGGGTGGACAAGAGTAATCCCCTGAGAGGCAAAATCCCCCATCAGATCGATAACATTTCTGATAATGCCAACCTTATCATATGCTTGCATGCACGCCTTTATGATGCGTTTTTGATGTGTTGGAACGGCTTCGCCGGGACGAAAGGCAGTATAATCACCCTTGTAAAAACTAGGACGAACTGAGCGAGAAGACTCAATGTCTAGGTATGTTCTATTGTCGTAAGCAAAGGATTTTTGTATGCCATCATAAGCATGAACAGCGTCAGAAGATGCTTCATAAGCCTTGCTACGCTCTTGGTCATTTCCCCATGTTAAATAAAGGTCGTCTGCCATTTGTATTGTTCCTTAAACAATAGTATTGATAATTCTATTACGTTTAGATATACACAGTATTAGTATATATCGCCCATATTTTCTGTAAACCACGAAGGGCCCTGATATAAGGGGCCATCATCACCATCTTTATCGTTCTTTTCTGCCGACCTTTCGGCAAACCCACCGTAGTGGTCATAAGTCCGTACTGTTCTCTCTACAAACATCTGTCTGGCAGACATGTTGGCCATAATCAAAGAAGAGTAACGGTCTTTTCTTAGTCGCCTTTTTCTACCCGCCGCTACCTTTACTTCGGGAGTATCCCACTTTTCTCTACCTAGTCCTGTTTGTGTCATTATAATCATAGATAGCTCATTCTTAAGCTCCTCTATCTCCATAACACAGTCCTCTAGAGTGTCATATACCCTTCCGTGTATACCGTCATCTTCAGCAGAAAGACCGAGACTCACAGCGTCGAAATCTGGGAACAAAACGAGTTTATCTTCAAAGTCTTTTCTGAGTCCATGATTAGCCTCTGCGAGCCAATCGTATTTTGCAAACTGACACATCCGCAGTATATGTAATCCGGGTTCGTCATCTGTGTCTTTAGGTTTATCATAATCTATGACTGGCCATATCTTGACCTCTCCCTCTTGAACCTTGTCTTTGTCATGTAGAGCTTCCATAACGGCTATACCGCCACCCTGAGCGTCCAAAGCTATTTCCACACAAGGGAATACCCTCATAAGGTTTCTAATCTTTCTAGCACAGTACGAATAAAAATCATCCTCCTCAACAAGATGAGACTTGAGCTTCTCTCTATGTTGACTCCTGTTTGTAGTCCAGCAATGAACAATACGTCTATGATCTTTGTTTACCTCTAATACAACAATACTAAAGTTATCAACTTCTGATGCAGGGTCAACTCCAAAAATATATTGTTTGTTTGGGTCTCCCTTTAGCTGTGATTCAAAATTAATATCCTCGCCGTTTATCTTTATGCTGTTTTCTGGAGAGGCAATGCACCCCTCAATTAAAGACCTTTTAAAGAAGCCCTGACTATCTGTAGTAAAACATGCCCCATACTCCATCTGGAAGATACCAGAGTGAATTGTTGCTCTTGCTCTTGCTACCTGACCCTCGTCCATAAAGCCTGCGGGAATGGTTGTTACAGGCATGCGGATTACGGAATAGTCCTCCCAAGCAAAATCCTCTGGAACATCATCTCCAAAAATCTCCCTAAGTCTAGTCCTATCTCCCTGACTGTTTATAATATCTCTATACCTCTTCCAATATTCAGCAAAGTGATTGAAGTCATAGTAAGCGGTACCGGATAAAATAATTTGGTTTGACTTATCCTCAGCCAGTCCCGTCTCTGCCTCTTTGTAGTCTACGCCAAGTTCGGACGCCTTTTTCTGTCTAGCTCTAGCCTTAACCTTCTCTATAGGAGAGGATGCTACCGCAGCAAAACCGGCAACAACGTTTTCAAAAATCTCTCGTGGAATAGACGCAAATTCGTCTGCAATAATATCGTTCGCGCGCTGACCACGAATCTTGCTTCCATCACCCAGAGGTAAACAGGTTATAGTACTATCTCCAATGTGCATAACACATCGGTCAACATCTCTTCTGGGGCCACTACTAGAGCCGCACAGATCCCTCAAGACAGGCGCATTCTTCCAAATAGTGTCCATATACTCAAACAGAACTTTAGATTGCCTAAAAGCCGCACCGACGACAATGATTTTTCGTCTAGGCATAAACAAAGCCCTTAGCAAGGGATACACAGAGAGTAGGAATGATTTACCCATACCACGACTACCAATGAGCATTGGGAATTTCTTGTTCCACACCTCTTGGAGTATGAGAGACTGAAAAGGGGATAACTCAATATTAAGAACATATTTACAAACAAAAGAGAAGTACTCTGGCCTCATCATGAGCCAAGCTGTTCTCTCTAGCATCTTTTCTGGGTCGTTATCGTAAAAAAGAAAATCCATAGGGTTGAATAAATCTTCTTCCCTTAGGTCTACGCCTAACCAAGCATCCTCTATAGTCTTTATTATGTTTTTTTCGCTCATATTTTTTTCAATAAGGTTTCTACAGAGTTTTTCCCTCTAATTAAAACATCAGCGAACCCATACTCTACCGCCTGCTCCCCGCTAAGTATCCAGTCTTCTTTTACATTCAGTCTACGCTTAAGTATAGCTTTAATCTCTTCGGGTTTCTTGCTCTTAAAAGCCGAGCCCTTCTTGCAGCACTTGGTATATATATCATACATTGCATTTTTACTACGCTTAAGGGCCTCTGCGTTAGATATAAACTGTTTTGTCGTTCCGCTAAGCTCACAAGCCCCTTCATGGATAACCCACTCACAGTTAGAGTGTGTCGCCCTGATACCTTTTCCAAAAACGGCCTGTGGGATTATACTCCCCATCGAAGATGCAGAACCATAGCAGATAAACAAAAACTTGCACTTGCTGGCTATAATTGCATCATAGATAGCTAGTCCGGCACTCTGGTCTCCTCCCACGTTGTATTGATGTATAACAACAGGGTTAGAATTTAAAGATTCAAGCATTACTAGGTTCTTGATAAATGTTACTGCGTCTTTAGAAGACAGTCCATCATCATCTGCTGGAGAAAGGAATATTTCTCGCGTACTAGACAAAACCCCATAGTCGTGCCAATTTGACAGTGCTGAATAATTATTAGGTCTATTCATGAAACATCTCGTTTAATCTCTTAAAAATACTGCTAGCGACATAGAACCCGTTTGTCTTATCTCCACAAAACAAAATATGTACTCCATTCCATATCTGGTATTCCATAAGGGCTTTTAATAAGTACTTCCCTGTGACTTTTCTCTCTGCTATTTTACTTTTTGTAAATTCCGGTCTTGCTTTCTTCATTTCCTCAGAAAAGATAGAGTTTGGATAATTAACCAAATCGTCCAAAGTAAACTCACAAATAATGAACTTAAAGGGAAACTCCCTCATTCTTTTCATCTCTTCTCCAAAAGCCTTTTTCTTTTTGCCTAAATTGGTGGCTATTTCTTCCACACTAAACTTTCGCTCCATACAAACCATTTCCTCGAAGCCCTTGAGCGTGTAGTCGCCCGTCTTAAGCGTTTCGACACGCATACCGTCACATCGGTCGGATTTGTTAAAAATCCAGCCACGCTGCTCTCTGGTGTCTTTAATGACAGTATAGTTTGGTATTTTTTTTGCCATTTGTTTAGTATCTCCGTGTTATTTTTTCACCATACATATCAACCCTACAGATACCGCTCTAGATTCGGGGTCTAGGTTTGGCCACTCACCATCTAGTCCAGACAAGTATTCCGAGGTTTCCCATGTTTCAAGACCCTCTAGGTATGGTCTTAACATTGAAGCCTTAACGGATGTAGCTCCATCAAAAGCTCTTGGTGATGTCTCCCAATCGTGACATGAAAATTTACAACCGCTTTTTACTATATTGTCAAAAAACTTAAAATCTTCTAAGTTAAGGGTAGGGTCTTCGGGACCGTCAAAGAACAGAAAGTCAGGAGGGGGAAAAAGCTGACTTGGGAAAATATACTCAAATTCTGAAGAAAACGATAGGAACTTGATAAAGTCCTTATACCTTTCGTTCTGCCCATAAAACTCTCTAGCCGGTCCATTTTCCGGATCTGCGGTTAGAAGAACAGAGTTTTGACACTTGCCCTCGTCCCGCAGTCTAGCCATAGCCTCAGCTATAGAAAAAGTAGAACCTCCTCCTGATCCACCGCCGATTTCTACTACCGTAGAGGGCTCACTCGTATAAACCCAATCAAAAAGTTTTTGTCTTTCTAGGTCGGACATCTGGCCTGTAAGCCATTCTGGTAGTTGATGCTCTGCTTCTCTTGGTAAAATGTTTTCCATTACCTCTCCAATAATCCTAATAAATAATATTCGTAGTGCTCTTCTTTACCTGTAACCTCTTTATGGCAATTATAGCAAAGAGATATTCCGTTGCTTACTTCGTATCTCAACGAAGACGCGCTAGCCCATTTTCTAATGTGGTGAACATACAGTTTTTTACGTTTGCCCTTAACACCCTTAGACTTGCACATCTTACAAGTAAACTTATCCCTCTTCAGAACATCAGTCCTGAACTTCTTGTAGCTTGGGTCTGAGTAGTTCCTCATCTAAATCTCCATCAATCATATTGTGTACTAATTGTTCAAACGAAATTTCAGGCTCCCATCCAAGTTGGTTCTTTGCCTTGTCTGGAATACCTAATAGATAATCAACCTCTGCCGGTCTGAAGAATTCTGGATCAATAAATACGAAATCTTCCCAGCCACTTATTCCAGCTCTCTCAAAAGCAATATCTAAGAAATCTCTAACGCTATGAGTCTTTCCTGTCGCCACAACATAGTCTTCGGGAATGTCTTCTTGTAACATAAGCCACATAGCCCGCACATAATCTTTCGCGTGACCCCAATCTCTCTGTGCATCTAAATTTCCAAGTCTGAGCTTAGGGAAGCGAGGTGTTGCTATCATGTCTATGAACTGTCGTTCTCTTGGCATACTAATGCCCTCTTCCCCAATAGTAAATCTACAGTCGTATGGTATTTCAGTGGAATTTTTTTTCTCCCAAGCCAAGAATCTAGCTATCCATTTAGTAATCTTCCTAGTTA